ATATCGTAAAGGCGGTAAGGTTAAATTTAATTCTGGCGGTACTGTAGGTTGGGGTAAAGCTATTAAAGGTCATAATACTAATAGAGACATTTGTAAGAAGTGTCCTATATAAAAAAAAGGGGAGAATAGGATAAATGCCGACAGTAGGGAAAAAAGAATTTACATATGATGATGCAGGATTGGATGCTGCTGCTAAACGTTCAGAAGAAACTGGAGAACCTGTAGTACATGGTTATAAAGAAGGTGGAGAAACTGAATGGGGTGGAGACGTAGCTCGACAAGTACAAGGGTTTGGAGCTATAGTAAAGAAATGATAGACACACCTTTAGTAAAAGATCATGAGCGTTGTCCTAAGTGTGGGAAAGAAGGTTGTACGTGTGACCCAGAGACTTGTGATTGCAAACCTATAGATAACCCTCAAAGTGACATTCATCAAAAAGAACTAGTACATGATTTTGAAGAATAATGTCTAAAACTCCTAAAGGAGCTATAGGATTATATAATAGAAATATAGATTTCTTTAACCAAAGAAAGAAAACTTCTATTGGTAGAAATCATTCTATGATTGGTACTAGCTCTTTAAATAAACATAAACGTAGAAGTTATAAGAAATATAGAGGACAAGGAAAATAATAATGGCTGTTGAGCGAAATCCTTTCGCAGAACAAGGTAATGTTATTAATATGGATTCTGGTGAAACAATTGAATATGAGATTGAATCAGATGATCCTTCTTTACAAGTAGAAGAAATACTGGAAGAAGAACCTTATGATCATTATGAAAATATAATTTATTCTTTAGATAAAGACGAACTTTTAGATATCGCTACAAAAGTTATAGATGCTTATGAAGCAGATAAAGAAAGTCGTGCAGATTGGGAAGAAACTTTTGAACGTGGTTTTGATCTTCTTGGTTTAAAACTAGAAGAAGCCTTTGAACCATTTGAAGGTGCATGTACAGCAGTCCATCCTCTTATAATTGAATCCTCTGTTAAGTTTCAAGCAAAAGCTATCCAAGAATTATTTCCAGCTAAAGGTCCAGTAAAGGCTCAAGTCGTAGGACACTCTACTCCTGAAAAAGAACAGCAAGCTAATCGTGTTCAAAACTTTATGAACTATCAGCTTACTGATCAAATGCCTGAGTACTTTGATGAACTGGAACGGATGTTATTTCATCTACCTGTTTTTGGATCAGCAATTAAGAAATGTTATTTCGATCCTGCACTTGACCGTCCTGTTTCTGAATTTATTACAATCGATCAATTTGTTGTTTCCAACAATGCTCCTGATTTACGTAAAGCAGAACGATATACACATTTAATTTATCGTTCACCTAATGATCTTAAACGAGATATTGTAAATGGATTTTATGGTCTTCCTGATTATACGGAAGAAGAATTACCTGAACCTATGGAGATTGTTCCAACTAATCTTAGACAAAAGATGGATACAATTTTGGGGATGTCTCCTGATTATACATCTTCCCCTCAATATACTTTATTAGAACATCATTGTTATCTTGAACTAGAAAGTGATGAGGAAGAAGATAGTATTGTAGTTGCTTTACCTTATATTGTAACAGTTGATAAAGATACTAAAACAGTTTTAGCTATTCGTAGAAATTGGAGAGAAGATGATGCAAGAAAAGAAAAACTTACGTGGTTTACTCATTATAAGTTTGTTCCCGGTTTTGGTTTTTACGGATTGGGCTACATTCATTTCTTAGGAAATTTAACAGCTAGTGCTACAGCAGCAATGCGTAACCTTATTGATGCTGGACAATTTTCAAATCTTCCCGGTGGATTTAAAGCTCGTGGTGTACGGGTAGTTGGAGCAAACGATCCAATTGCACCGGGTGAATTTAGAGAAGTGGAAGCAACGGGAGTTGACTTAACCAAAGCTATTGTACCTTTACCATACAAGGAACCGTCTAATACTCTTATGCAAATGTTACAATTTGTTGCTACTACAGGACAAAAGTTTGCAGATAGTACAGAACAAGTTATAGCTGACTCAACTAATTATGGCCCAGTTGGTACAACGTTAGCTTTACTTGAAGCTTCTACTAAATTCTTTAGTGCTATTCATAAACGTTTACATCATAGTCAACGTGATGAATTACATATCTTAGCTCGTATCAATCATGATTATCTACCAGATGAATATCCTTATGATATTCCATTTATAACTGGAAATATATTTAAAAGTGATTTTGATGGTCGAGTAGATATCATTCCAGTATCTGATCCAAATGTTCCATCTTCTGCACATAGAATTGCTGTTGCACAAATGGTACTTCAGTTGGCTTCACAGTCTCCTCCCGGTATGTATAATATGAGAGAGGTTAACAGAACTATTTTAGATTCTCTTAACATAGCTGAACCTACTAGATTTCTTACACCAGAAAAACCTGAACCACAACCACTTGATCCTATATCAGATATTCGCCAAGCAGTTGAAGGAAATCCTATTAAAGCTTTTCCGGGTCAAGATCATAAAGCTCATATTACAATTAAGGAATCTTTTATTGCTGATCCAACACTTGGACAAAATCCTCTTATGGCACAGATCGTACCCGTTCTCCAAGCTAATATACGTGAACATATGATTTTACAATATGAAGAACAGATAAGTGGTATGTTAGAAAAAGGTGTAGAAGCTGCTGGTGTAGCTAGTCCTCAAGTTATTGCTCAGATTACACAAGGAGCGGCTGAAGAAATTTTAGAGAACAATCAACGTATGGCAGAACAAGGTACAGTAGAAGACCTTGAACGTATGACAATTGAACTACAACGTCAGCAACTTGAACTGGAAAAAGAAAAAGTTAAACTTAACGCTTTACATTCTACTGCCAAGATTACTCTTGACGAACAGAAACTAGAATTAGATAGAGATGAGTTTGAAATAGATTCAGCAGATAAACTCGCTAAACTTAAATCAACTAATGAAAATAAAACAAAAGAACTAGATGATAAATTCCTTTTGGAAGTTTTCAAAACTATGATGAAGGAAACTAAAACATCTGTTGAGAAATTAAAAGAAACAGTAGATTTAAGAAAATATAATGAAGGTGGGATGGTTGAAGGTGGTGAAACTCCTGATGTGATGGATGCATTACGTAACTTTTTTGGTCCGTTAGAAGATGAGGTAGTTCCTTCAGGTGCTGATTTTACACCTACTGGTCCTACATCTCAAGAAATGGTTCCTGCGTTTAAAGAGGAAGTTCCTTTAGATGCTGATACTACCATTCCATTACAAGAACCAGTACCAGAAGAAGCTGAATTTATTGTTCCTAATAATTTAGTTCCTCCACAAATGATGGATATTGAAGAAGAGAAAGTTTCTATGCCATCACAATTTGAAGTTGCTCCAAGAAAACCGATCAGTGACGAAGATAGAGAAAAATTAGAACCTCATGAAATTGATGCTGGTACTTATGAAACATTAATAGAAGAAATTCAACCTAAGTCTACATCACGAGATGACTTCTTAAAATGGATGGATGCTATTCATGCAAATGAAAGTAGTAGGTCACATTATGATAGTAAAGGTAAAGTTAAAGTAAGTAAGGCTGGAGCTATTGGAGGATATCAACTTACTCCAGTAGGACCGGGGAAACATAAATTTAGTGGATTTTCTCCTTCGGCAGAAATGTTACGTGATCCTGAATATAATAAATGGGCTGGTCATACTTATGGTTCTTACCTTCTAGATAAATTTGACGGAAGTCAGAGAGATGCTGCTGTAGCTTATAATTGGGGTGAAGGTAATGCTAGAGCATGGATTAATAATAATCGAACATTAGAAAAATTTAAAGTACCTAAAAAAGATAAAAATGGTAAGATCATAAAAGATAAAAATGGTAAACCTGAAATGAAAGAAATAAAGATACCTGATGAAACTTTAAATTATTTAAAGAAGATGGAAGCACAACTACAAACTGGTGAGGAGATAGTTTAACTAATGGCTATCTCCAGATCAAATATATCTAAAGAAATATCTAGAGGACCAAATAAAAAGAAAATGAAGACTGTAATGGGAGAGTACAAAAAGGGAACATTACGGTCAGGTTCTAAGAAAGGACCAAAAGTTAAATCACGTAAACAGGCAATTGCTATTGCTCTAAGTGAATCACGTAAAAGAAAAGGGAAAAAGAAACATGGCTGAAATAAAACAGGAATGGGTAGGCGGCAGTGGTAAGTCTGGTAATAACTGGTTTCCAGAAAATTCTGTTAAAGATTTTGGAATAGGTGCTGCTAAACCAGCTAAAAAGAAAATGAAGAAGCAAAGTTCTAATGCCCGTAAAGATGAATCTCTTGGTATGCGTACCGGAAAAGAATCAACTAAGAAACAATCCTTTAAAGACAGGCGCGATGAGTCTTATGGAAAATAGGATACACGGACTTAAAATATGATTGCATCTCCTACTAGTACGTTAGTCGATTCCTACTATCTAAAAAAAGAATTAACAAGTGAATTAGAAAATATAAAAAATAGTCTTGCATCTGGAACTTGTACCTCTTATGATGAGTATCGTTATATGGTTGGTGTCTTAGACGGAATGAAGAAACTAATTGATATGATACAAGATTTAGAAAGAAAATATTTAAAGGATGAACTAGAAGATGCAGAACGTTAAGCTTGGAAATGCTATAAAGAATGATGATTGGATTACAGAACGATCTATTCCTGATCCTGATCCTTTACCCTTACTTCCCGGTTACCATGTTTTAATTAGACCTGTTGCTATACGAAAAGAAACCAAAGGTGGTATTCTTTTACCAGATCAATTTACTGAAGATGTTAAATATTTAACAACTGTAGGTAAAGTTTTAGCAGTAGGGAGAACTGCTTACAAAGATACAACAAAATTTCCTACAGGAGCTTGGTGCGGTGAAGGAGATTTTGTAGCTTATGGAAGGCATGTAGGACATAAATTTATTTATAAAGGTATACGACTTCTACTTTTATTTGATGATCAAATTATTATGCGTGTTGAAAATCCAGAAGACTTAGATATTATGTACCATTTATCTGCTGATGCAGCGTAATTCGTAGAACCGCTGCCTACGTAAAACAAAGGAGTTATTATGGCTAAAGAAAATGATAGTGGTGGTTGGACAGATATTGATCCTAAAGCTGCTACTACTTTAAATAGTGTGGAGAAAGTAGAGTATAATGTAGAAGGAGAAGATCCTGAACCAGAGGAAACTACACCTGAACCATCCGTAGAAACAAAAGAAGAACTTGAACAGAATTATGAAATTGTTGAGGAAGAAGAAGTTAAAGAAGAACCTCAACAAGAAGAACCACAAGAATTAGAAGGGATAAATAGTAAAGGGGCTGAAAAGCGTATTCGTCAGCTTGTTCATCAACGGAAAGAAAGAGAAGGTCAGATAGAACAAATGGCAACGGAGTTAGATCAACTTCGTTCTGAATTAGTTAAAAACCAACAGACTACAAAGTCTTATGAACTTTCTTCTCTCTCCTCTCGTGAAAATGAATTAGAAGAACGAATTAAAATGGCTGAGTCAAGTTATCTTCGTGCTTATGATGATGGAGAAAAAGAAGAGTTACTTGCCGCTCAAAATATGTTAAACGATGCTAAGACAGATTTAAAAATTATTAAAGCTAGAAAAGCACAAGCAGAGCATAGCCAGAAACAAGAAGATGTAGATAGAACTAAAGAGTATAAGGAAGAACAAACATATCAACCATCAGCTACTCCTCAACAAACTGTTGATCCAATGGCTCAAGATTGGGTAGGACGTAATGCATGGTTCGGAAAAGATGAAGTAGCCACTGCTGTTGCTCTTGCAGTAGATCAAAAATTAAAGGCAGAGGGGTATGATCCTAATACAAAAGAGTTTTATAATGAAATAGATAGACAAGTTCAACAAGAACTTCCGCATAAATTTAATCGTGGGACGGCCAACACGAAAAAACCGTCACAAGTGGTAGCAGGATCATCACGTAAATCCTCTCCTAAAAATAAAGTAAAGCTAAGTCAACGTGACGTAGAGCTTGCAAATAAATGGGGCATTCCACTTGACAGATACGCCGCAGAAAAAAATAAGGTTGATAACCTAAACGGCTACACTACTATAGAAACCAAACGTGCGTAAAGGAAAAGAAACTAATGGAAGATCAAATTACAATTGAAACTGAAAGTTCACGTACTCCACGAGAAACGGATACGAGAGACTCTAACCAACGAACTTATTATGATACTGAAAATTGGCTAGATATTCCTGATCATATTGAAAAGGATTTTCTAGGTAAGAATTATAAACTTGGCTGGCTACGTATTTATTTAAAAGGCGAGGAAGATTATAAAGCAGTAGGAAAAAAAATAAACGAAGGATGGGAGTTCGTTACTTCCGATGAAGTTCCTGATATGACTTTAGGATATGGATATAATAAAAGTACTGATAGATTTGAAAATTGTATTGTACGAGGTGACGTAGCTTTGGCTAAATGTCCATTGGATATTTGGGAAGCTAGGAAACGAAAAGGTGTTGATAAAAATAATGCCATGAATGAAGCTGTTGATCAACGTCTTATGTCAATGCAAGATCGTCGTATGCCTATATCTAATAACAGTAAGTCTAGGGTAACGGTTGGTAATCGACCCGTGGGGTTTGAGGAATAAATTCATTTAATTGTAATCATTAATTAGTTTCTCCGAAAATATATATTAGTATATATAGAAACTCGTATAATAAGGAGAAACCGTTATGAGTTCTAGTAAAGCTTTAAATGGCTTCCACCCTTCACGTAAACGTGGTAGTGCAGTAAACTCTACTGGTTTTAGTAGGTATCCAATTGCTCAAGGTACTAACCTTGCAATGTATACTGGTGACCTATTAAAAATGTCGTCAGGGTATGTTACTCCTATTACCACCACTACTGATTATGCCGTTGGCGTTCTCATGGGTGTGAGGTATGTTGATAAAACGTCCAAACAACCAATTTGGTCGAAATATATTGCTTCATCTGTTTCGTCAGATGATAGTAATACGTATGCGTTTGTAGATGATGATCCTAGTTCGACGTTTATCGTTCAGGCTGATGCATCTCTTACGATTGGTGATACAGCATTAAACTTTGATGTTACCCTTGGGGCTGGTAGTACCTTCACTGGTCTATCTGGCTTCGGTATTAAAGCTGCCTCTCGTGTAGCTACTACCGCAATGGTACGTCCTATTGCTGTCTATGACCAACCCGATAATGGGTTCACTGGCTCTGCCGGTGCGTATCCGAAAATGGAAGTCCGTATCCTTCGTAATCAAGAATATACTGTTGTTGCTTGCGTTGTTGGGCCAGTTTAAAAGGGAGAATGAAAAATGGCTATTAATCGTTCAGATATTTCAAAAGAACTTCTTCCCGGCCTAAATGCAATCTTCGGTTTGGAATACGGTTCTGTAGATGACGAACATAAAGTTCTCTACGAAATTGAAAATTCGGATCGTGCATTTGAAGAAGAAGTTCTCTTCACGATGTTCGGAGAAGCTCCTACTAAATCAGAAGGTGCTGCCGTTCAATATGACTCCGCACAAGAAAGTTATACCTCGCGCTATACGCACGAGACTGTAGCTCTAGCTTTTGCGGTGACGGAAGAAGCGATGGAAGATAACCTTTACGATACTTTCGCAAAGGTTAGGGCAAAAGGTCTTGCCCGTGCTATGGCTTCGACCAAGCAAGTAAAAGCTGCTAATACCTTTAATAATGCTGCTGTTGCTGCCTATGTAGGTGGTGACGGAGTAACTCTTATTAACGATAGTCATCCCACTATTGGTGATGGTGACCAAAGTAATAAGATTGGTACGTCAGCTATTTCAGTTTCTACTATTGAAACAGCAACTACGGCTATCCATAAAATTAAGGATGATCGTGGTATTATGGTTGGTGCTTCACCAGTTTCAGTTCATATCCCTCCAGAGCTTGCCTTTGAGACGGATCAGATCCTGCATTCTGCTGGACTACCTATGGGTCTAACTACGTATCCTACGGGCCATTATGCTCCTAACGATCTTAACCCTGTTCGTAATATGGGAATTTTCCCTGATGGTTTCCACGTTAATCGTCGGTTTACTGATTCGGATAATTGGTTCGTTAAGACTGATGTACCTAATGGTACTAAGATGTTCATTCGTGCGGCTCTTGCTACTAAGATGGAACCAGACTTTGATACTGGCAACCTTCGCTTTAAAGCTCGTGAGCGTTATAGCTTTGGTTGGTCAGATTGGCGGCGTTGGTTCGGCGCGATAGTCTAAAATAAAAAAAGACTATAATATTTTATAGACTTAGGGCGGGAGGTTTTAAAACCTCTCGTCCACCTCTGTTTATATAAAGGTAAAATAAATTATGGGTATAAATTTAACACCATATACTGTTACTGCTACTGGTACAGTTACATCTGATTCTGTTCGTATTGCTGGATTTACTATCACCAATAAAGGAGCAACAGATGACCAAGGAGTTCGTTTTTATCAATTAGAAACTGATGGTTCATTAGGTACAAAGATTATGGATTATTCTCAGTTAAGTTCTATTGGAGGGAATGCTCCACAAATATCACAAACTTACGATGGTCAAACAGGTGTTTATTTTAGAAATGGATTATATTGCTCTGTTGATGGTCATTGTAAAGTATTAATGATGACTATTTAATATCATGGCTACATCAGGTACAGTTAATTTTAATTTAGATATAGCTGATATCATTGAAGAAGCTATATCTCAAATAGGTGGAGAGGTTACTCTTGGTGATGATCCTAGAGAAGCTAGACGTAGCCTAGATTTACTTCTTCGTGAATGGCAAAATCGTGGGTATTCTCTTTGGAAAACTGATTTAAATACAATTGGTTTAACCGATGGTCAAGATTCATTTAGTATGCCTTCTAATGTTATTGATGTATTAATTGCTACTATACGTCAAAATGATAATGATATTGAACTAACGAGAATAACTATGGAGGAATATGAGAAGGTTCCTAATAAATTTTCAGAAGGAAAACCTACACAGTATGCTATTCAATCAACTACATCAGATGGGCCAACAATGTATTTATGGCCTGTACCTGATAGTTCGACAGAATATCAAATAAGATATCGTTATTTTGGATATACACAAGATAACAGTGCATCTAGATATAATGCAGATGTACCAACTCATATGCTTCCAGCTTTGACAGCAGGGCTTGCTTTTAAAATGTCACTTAAACGTCCGGGTATTCCTGAATCACGTATTGCTTTATTAAAATCAATATATGATCAAATATTTGATGAAGCTTTCACTTCCGATAGGGAGAGAGAAAGTCTTTTTGTAAAACCATTTTTTAGAGTTTAGGTATAATGTCAGGGAATAGTAGGGGTATTAAATCTTGGTTTATCTCAGACCGTAGTGGATTTAGATTTCGTTATAGAGATAGAATTAAAGAATCAGATGGAAGTTTTGTAGGGCCGGGAGAATCTGACGGTGCTTATGGGATAGTAAATAGTCCTTTAAATAAATCACCACGTATATCAGATTTTATTGTTCTAAAAGATGCTAGACCAGATGTTGTTTTAGCTACTACAGGAGATGCTACGTGGACTCCTAGTATGACAACATTTGTACAGACAAGTGTAACGATGTTTACATCATCGTAATAAAATATAAGAAGGAGAAAAAGAAATGGCTATTTCATCTGGAATTGCTATAAAATTTAAGGAAGATTGTTTAGAAGGAGTGCATCATTTTAGTAGTGCTACTTTTAAAATGGCTCTTTATACTAGTGTAGCTTCCCTAAGTAATGGTACTTCGGTTTACCTTACATCGGCTGAAGTAGCCAACGGGAATGGATATACAACTGGTGGATCAATTGTAACAGTATTAGATGTTACTATTGATGGTAGTATTGCTATCGTTGATTTTAATTCTGTATCTTGGACTAGTGCTACATTTACAGCTAGAGGGTGTTTAATTTATAATGATACTCAATCTGATAAGACTGTAGCAGTTATTGATTTTGGTGGAGATAAAACAGCTACTAACGGTACATTTACAGTTCAAATGCCAGCAGCAGCAGCGGCTACCGCTATTGTACGTCTAGCCTAAAAAAAGGTAAAATAAATGGCTATTGGTTATGGTAAGTACAAATATGGTTACTTTTCCTATGGTCATGGTACTGTTAGTGTTTCTACAACTTTAACAGGACAAAGTGCAACCTTTTCTTTAGGTAGTGTTACTGTTGAAGAAGGTACAGGAGTTACTCTTACTGGACAGGAAGCAGAATTTTCTGTTGGTAGTGTCACTGTTACAACTGGTTCTTTAACTACTTTAACTGGACAACAAGCAACGTTTGGACTTGGTGTTCCACAAGTTATAATAGATCATCAAGCAGTAGCTACAGGACAACAAGCTACATTCTCTTTAGGTACATTAACTGTTACTGGAACTTCGTCTGTTACTCTTACTGGGCAGGAAGCAGAAGTTGAACTAGGTGAAGTAGAAGTTTTAACTGGTACTATATTTACTATAACTGGACAAGAAGCTAAGTTCTATTATGGTACACCTACACCACATGCAGGAGCAACAGCAACTCTTACAGGGCAAGAAGCTACATTTAGTTTAGGAACTATAGGCCCAATAAATGCAGGAGCTACAGTAACACCTACAGGACAGCAAGCAACTTTTATTTTAAATACTAAAACAGGATTTGGATTATGGTCTAGAGAAACAGGTGGTACTTCTACAACTTGGTCAATAGAAAGAAGAGTGGCTTAGAAAATGAATTATAATACTTTACAAACACAAATTCAAAATACTTTTGATGATGAAGATACAGAATTTACTAATGCTATTCCTGATTTTATTTCTAGGGCTGAATTAAGACTAACTCGTGAACTTGATTCAAGGGGATTAACAGAATACGCAACAAGTAATTTTACTGCTAATGAACCTTGGCTTATCCTTCCTTCTAATTTACTCGTTATAAGAAATGTTAATTATATTAACAAAGATGGAAGTCGTGTTTCTCTTCTTCTTCGTGCAAAAGAATTTACAGAAGATTACTGGCCTGTTAGATCTTCTGTAGGTGTTCCTAAATATTATTCAAGATTTAGGAATGATCAACTTATAATTGCTCCAACACCTACTTCTGCAAATGAAGTAGAGTTGGAATATGTTGTACAACCTTCTGTATTAAGTTCAGCAAATCAAACGAACTATTATACAGATTTTTGTTCAAATGCTTTGTTTTATGCTAGTATGGTAGAGGCTTGTTTCTTTATGAAAAATATTACTGCTGCACAAGTTTGGGATGGACAATATCAAAGAGCTAATCTCACTCTTGTAAATGAAGCAAGACGTAATCGTAGAGACGATATGGAACTAAATGCTTCTCCTGCTGGAAGCGGAGATACTTTAATAGATGGAGCTAGATAAAAATGGCAACTTATACAACAAGAATTAGATTAGAAAAACAAGCTACTGGAGATAACTCTAATACTTGGGGTGAACGTTTAAATAGTAATGTCTTTGATCTAGTGGATTCTGCTGTAGCAGGATATACTAGCATTGCTTTAACTAATTCATCTCATGTTGTTACAGCAGCAGATGGTAGTGCTGATGAAGCGAGAAGTGCTATGTTATATTTACATGGTACTTTATCTTCTAGTGTAGATATAACTATTCCTTCTGTAACTAAACAATACATGGTACGTAATAATACTTCTGGATCATATACTATTACTGCTAAATGTAATGGTGGTAATGGAGTAGTTGTGCCTCAAGGTTATAATACAATGATCTATTGTGACGGTACATCTGTACGATCTACTTTTGGAGATGTAACAGGTAGAGCAATTGGAGTTTGTGCTACAAATGTTCCTGATACTTCTTTAGCAGATATACGTTATATTACAGCTTCTGTTGATTCGACAGTAACAGGCAGTAAAACTTTCACCAGCACAACTAAATTTGATAATACTGTAGCTGTTTCAGGTGCAGCAATGGGTACAATTATAACTTTAACAGATGCTGCTTCTATAACTGTTAATGGAAATCATGGTAATAATTTTGTAGTTACATTAGCTGGTAATAGAACTTTATCAGCTATGTCTCCAGCTAATCCCGGTCAAACAGGTTTAATTTATGTTTATCAAGATGGTACTGGAAGTAGAACACTTTCTTATAATAGTATTTATAAATTTAGTGGTGGTACTGCACCAACATTAACAACTACAGCAGCAGCCGTTGATGTTCTTTCTTATAGTGTACGAACTTCAGCCGCTATTGATGCGGAATTAAAAACAGATTTTAAATAAAAAAAAGGTAGAGTATAACTATGTCTATTATTGGTAAACCTTTTGGATTAACTACTGCTACAGGTGATGCTTCTTATACCATCGAAGGATCAGGTTTGTTTGACGCCAGTAAATACATTGATAGAACCCCTAGCAGTGTGACTACAGACAAATTATGGACTTTTTCAACGTGGGTTAAGTTTGCACAACAATCTACATATCCAGATGATAACACTATCATCTCAGGTTGGCTGGCTTCTGCATCAACACCTTATTGCCAGATAGGTATCGATTGGATAGATCAGTTAGCATTAGTAACTCCGGGGGATACTATTGCATTAAAGACAACTAGAAAATTCAGAGACTACGGAGCTTGGTATCATATCGTTATAATTTATGATAGTGATGCCGTTGTTGAGTCAGACAGAATACAGTTCTGGATAAATGGGGTTAGAGAGACTTCGTTTGCTACTGAAAACCAACCCTCAAGTAGTGCCAATAGTATGCTGATTTCTACGAGCTATCCCATGCAGCTTGGAAGGAACGGCTTTAATGCTTACATGCGCTACTCATCCTTATACCAAACATATACTGCATTAATTGAAGGTACTGCCTACCCAGCTTCTTCCTTTGGGGAGTTTGATTCAAATGGTGTTTGGGTTCCTATTGATATATCTGACCTAACTTTTGGTACTAATGGATTTTTATTTGCAGATGGAACGGATATTGCTGCTGGGACAGATAGTTCTGGTGTAGGTAATAATTTCGATGTGGGTTCTGCACCTACAGTTGTTACCGACAGTCCTACCGACTCAGGAGATTATGGTAATTACTGTACACTTAATCCACTGCAAAATACTCTAACCCTGTCAGACGGTAGTCTAATTGGTGACGA